AGTAACTGATGAACCTGGTAATTCCACTGCGTAATAATGGTGACTTTAACCAATTACGTTTTGCACTCAGATCAATAACAGCACATCACAACATTACTAACTGTATTATCATTGGTGGTAAACCTACTTGGTACACCGGTAAGCATATTAACCATAACGAATACACACCGGATTTTAAAGAAGCTAATATAAGAGATAAAGTATTAGCTGCCGCATCAATATTTACCGGGGAGTTTTTATTTGCAAATGATGATCATATTTTGCTTTCACCAATAGATCGTATCTGGAATAAAGGGTTATTATCTGAGTGTCTCAATAAGCGAATAGGTAACGGTTCATACACACGCTGTTTACGTAATACCTTTGAGCATTACGGTGATGTTTTTAATGTAGACACACACTGCCCAATGATGATGAACACGGATGAGGTTAAGCGAACAAACTTTGAGTGGCCCCGTTTTGGTATTGGATTTAAAACCTGTTACGTCCAGGAAAATAAGCTACAATCTGAATACATGGAAGATTGTAAGACCAGCATAATACCAACAGGCCGGCAATGGTTTTCTTTAACTGATAATTTCCCTATAAAACAATTAGTTGAATTATTCCCTGAAAAAAGTATCTTTGAATTATAAAACAGGATCTGGAGCCTGTAAAAAAGTTAACCGCCGACGTTCTCCAGAGCCGAGGCGGTTTTTAAATTATGAATGTACTCGTTATAGTTGTTTACAACAGGCCACAAAATATTGAGCATTGGCTTTACTGTTGGAACCAATGTGAGCAGGACTGCCACATGGTTATTATTCACAATGATAACGGTGATAAGTATAACGTTCCGCAAGGAGTTACTTTAATTACCCGTCCTAATATTGGTTTTGACATTGGGGCGTTTCAGGACGTTTGCGCCTGTAGGTTGCCGGGTTTTCCTGATTGGGATAACCTTCTTTGGTGTACTGATGACACCTTTCCAATGACAAAAGATTTTACTAAACCTTTCTGGCAGGCATTACAAAATAACGGCGTTGCTGCAATGTGTATAAGCCCTTACGTTCGGCAGCATATTCGTACTACAGGTTTTGCAATAAAAAAAGAGGTTGCTGTTAAATTAAAATTTCCGGCTGATCCTATCACCACAAAGAAGCATTGCTACGAATTTGAGCATCTTAACCCACAATATAATTTTCTATTCCAGGTTATACGGTTAGGATATACAGCTATACAGGTTGCGCCAAATGAAACGAGCCCCTTATTTGATACTGAATATACCAGGCGTATTAAAACAAGGGTGCAGGATCATTACGATACATTCGGGAAGGCCAGACCTGTAGAGGCGCAGGCAATAGAACCACTGATAGTATTTATCTGCCCTGCTTTTAATTCATACCCTTTCATCATTCATAGCTTACAGCAACAGACTTATAAGAACTGGAAACTGTACCTTGTGCATGATGGCCCAAATGAAACCGGATTAAGGGAGCAGGTTGAGTTAATAGATGATCACCGGGTAAGCTACGAAGAAACATCGGAACGTTCACAGAATTGGGGTCACTCAATAAGATCGGAGTGGTTGCAAAAAGTTTCAGGCGATTACGTTGTTATAACTAACCAGGATAATTACCACGTACCTGTATTTATTGAGTATATGCTCAGAGGTTTTAATAATGGCGGTATAGCAACATATTGCGACACTATGGTGCATTCTTACAAGGCATGGCAGACCATTCCATGTAGTGTTAAGCGTGGTTACATTGATTGTGCCGGGGTGATGATACGATTAGAAGAGGCTAAAAAGGTCGGCTGGAAAGATATAACTTCACATTCAGCGGACTGGTTTTTCTTTGAGGCACTAATAAAATACTATAGTATTAACTCATTCATAAAAATTAAAGGGTGCTTATTAATTCATAACTAATTTTTTATTATGCCTGCTTATACACAACTAACCGAATGCCGCTGCTGCGGATCAACTAACCTTCATAAATATCTTGACTTGGGTTTAATGCCGTTGGCTAATAACCTGCAACCAACAAAAGAGCAGGCTGTTAATATTGACCGTTACCCGTTACAGGTTTTATTCTGTTCAGATTGCGGCCTAAGTCAGTTATCAATTATTATTGATCCTGTTGAAATGTTTTCTAACTATGTTTACCGGTCAGGTATTAATGCCGGTTATGTTGCCCATTGCCGGCAAATGGCTAAAGAGTTGCAGGTTAAACACAACCTAACCGATAAATCTTTCATGGTGGATATAGCCGGTAATGACGGGTCACTGTTGAAAGAGTTTCATGATGAGGTTGGGTTAATGGTATTGAATATTGACCCGGCGCAAAATCTTTGGGCATCATGTGAAACTGTTAATAAAGTCAGAATGCTTTGCCGGTTTTGGGGGACTGAAACCGTTAAATGGTTTGCTCCTAACTTTCCAAAAGCTGACCTTATAACCGCTACAAATGTATTTGCCCATGTACATGATGTGAAAGACTTTTTACGTGGTGCAGAATTATTGCTTAATGATTCGGGCGTTTTAGTTTTAGAGTTTCCATACCTTATTGATTTTATAGAAAAGAAAGAGTTTGATACTGTCTACTTTGAGCATCTTTCCTATTTTTCCATCACCCCGCTAATGTGGTTGGTAACAGATTGCGGGTTAAAGATAGTAAGCGTAAGTAAACAGGATATTCATGGGGGTACTGTTAGGGTAACTATTGCAAAGCAGTGGGCAGATATTCCGGTAGAGCAATCTGTTGATGATTTTGTTACTTCTGAAAGTGAACAAGGTTTTAATTCGTTTGAAAAATATCAAGACTTTTCAAAGACAGTAGGCGATACTGCTACCGGTTTTATTAAAGGGTTAGATAGCCTTACCGGGACAGTAGCAGCATTCGCTGCATCAGCAAAAGGGAATACACTTCTTAACCACATAGGTATAACAGATAAGCATATCCAGTTTATTGTTGACGAAACGCCTGAAAAGATCGGCAAATATTCACCTGGCACTGGTATACCTGTTGTTGATTTAGCACACATGGTTAATAATCCACCTGACAATATAATAATCTTATCCTGGAATTTTGCTGATGAGATAATTAACAAGTGCAGGCAACTTGGGTACACTGGTAAGTTTATAATTCCGATACCCGAATGGAAAGTACTATAGTTCAATACACCCCGGTATTTGAAGCCAATAAGGCCGCTTATGACAGCGGTCTTTATCGTTTTATAGGAAATGAGGGCAGCAGCAGGAGTAGCAAATCTTACAGTTTAGCGCAACTGATAACGGTTATTGCTATGCAAAAGAAAAAAGAAATTACTGTTGTTAGCTCCAGTTTACCGCATTTGAAACGGGGTGCAATGAAAGATATTCTGGACGTGATGAAAACATGGGGAGTTTACCGGGAAAAAAACCATAACAAAACAGATAATATTATCCGCTTCCCTAAAACCGGGTCACAGATAGAATTTTTTGGTACTGAAGAAACAGATAAACTACAAGGGCCAGGGCGTGATATTTTGTGGTGCAATGAGATGCCTTTTATAAAACAGCAGTCTTACATTCAACTGGCATTAAGAACAAAGGACGTTATTTTTGGAGATTGGAACCCGGCTGATGAATATTCATACGTTTACAAATTAGCTGATGATGAAAAGAATAAGAAGATACATAGCACATATCTGAATAACCTCAACTTTCTTACTCAGTTTCAGATAGACGAGATTGAAGGTTTACGTGATACTGATGAAAACCTTTGGAAAGTGTTCGGCCTCGGACTTCGTGGCACATCTACTGAAACGATATACACCCATTGGAAAGAATGCGACCACTTCCCGCAATGTGACCAGGTTGTTTACGGGTTAGATTTTGGGTTTAATCACCCGAATGTTTTACTGAAAATTGGGATCCTGGATGATGTGTTGTATTGGGAGGAGATGATATACGAATCAAAGCTGACAACCGATGATTTGGCTTATGCCATTAAGACGTTAGGATTGGATTCAGGGTGTGAAATATATGCGGATAGTGCAAGGCCGGATACCATTGAAGAACTCAACCGGGCCGGGCTATGGGTACAGGCAGCGAACAAAAGCGTTTGGGATGGCATAAACTTCGTAAAAGGGAAAAAACTTTGTATTACAAAAAATAGTATAAATTTGTTGAAGGAAATAAAATCTTACAAGTGGATGGTAGATAAAAATGGCATAGTGACCGAGAAGCCTGTTAAGTTCAAAGACGATGGTATGGATGCCGGACGTTATGGTTCTTTCACCAAATTCAGTCAACCGTTAATACAATACGCCGGTGCAACTTATTGAAAGCATTAAATCGTTTTTTAGTTCAAAGGCTTTACCAGCTTTAGGAATTGAAAAGTTAAGCGATTGGACAAGTAAAACAACGGTAACGCTGTACAATCAAATTTACCCAACCTGGTATTCTTACAAAGAAATTGCTGCCTATAAAAAGTTAGACGACATTTTTTCTGTGGTAAGCAGGCTGGCTAAAAATTCTGCTGCAATACCACTGTACGGGTATAATGAATCTATGGAGGATTTGCCGGCAACGGATAAGCTGACTAAATTTCTAAGGAAACTTACCTACGTAAAAAAACTGGAGCTTTACACATGGTTGTATTTGCGCGGTGAGTGTTTTATTCATAAAAAGAAGTTCCTGGGTGTTAATGGATTCATTGAAAGTATACACTTCTTAAACCCCTCATTTATTACATTGGTTCTTACCGATGAATGGCCACAAGAGGTACAAGGATATTTTTTCAGGGATAACCAACAAGGGTTTGAACTTTACATACCAGCCGACGAAGTTATTTTTATAAAAAACTTCAATCCGTCGGATGATTATTTTACTTCATGGCGTGGCATGTCACCGGTAGAGGCGCTTTGCCAACGCATGACAAGGATGGAAAGTAATATGCGTAACTCTGTTGGGCAGATGCAGAATGGCGGCGTTCCGGGTGTTATGTACGCTAAAGACTTGCCACATACGGCACAAAGTAAAGCTGTAATTGACGGGCATAAGGAAAACATGGGTCGCTTTATATCTAACCCCGAAAATAAAGGTGCTAACTATATTACCGCCGGGGAATGGGGTTATTTCACAATAGGCAGCAACCTTGTTGATCTTGCCTCATTAGAAATGGAGCAACTTGATTTTAAAAAGATATGCAACGCTTGGGGGGTAAGTGCCAGGTTATTTAATGAGGATGGAACCGGATCTGAAATTTCAGATGACAACGCTCAATTAGGACTTTATACCAATGCGATAATCCCAGCCATTACAATGGTTGAAGATGCGTTTAATAACGAGTTGGTAACAGATTTTGGAGTTGGTGTTAGAATAATTAAACACGACTTGGATTCTGTTTATATCCTGCAACAGATAAAGTACAAAAAGGCTTTGGTTTGGCGTGACTTGCCTGTTATGATTCCTAACCGTGTGCTGGAAGATATGGGGGAAAGTCGTGTTGATAACCCCCTTATGGATCAGCCATTGATTAAACAAGGCTATGAGCCTATTGATAACATGGAACCATTGCCACCGATAGAATGACAGCCGATGAACTTGCAATAAAATTAACGGGCAAGGTTGAGTTTATGATACAACAATACTTACCCCGGCCAGCCTGCCAAACCAAACACAAAGCTCATTCGGAATTGGTACAGCAGGTTAAAGAAAAGATTGCGGCTCGGTTAGGTGGTAACGGAATTACAATAAATATTTCACCATGACCGTCGCAGAAAAAAGAATATATCACTTCAAATGGGATCGTTTCCAAAAGCGGCAGGAAAGAATTTACACGACAAAATTTAAGGCAGCATTAAAGGAGCAGGTGCATCAGCAGGTAACGCTTGGTTATATTACATCAGCTCCAATATACAAGGTTTTGCTTGATCTGTATAAAACAGTAGGCCCATTGTGGGCTCATCAAACACAGGTATCAATCCGGCGCCAGCAGGTTAAGGCCAGGCAACCAATGGGGTTCAATCAAAGAATAATTGACCTGATGAAGCAGTATTACGGCATTGATCTGCTTAATGACTCCGAAACCATAACAGATTATACCAGGGAAGTTATACGTGGGGTTTTATCTGATGCTGCCTTATCAGGATCATCTATCAATGATATTGTCCGGGCGCTGGAAGGTAATAGTGAACTTGGATCCATGCGAGCCCGGCGTATTGCAAGGACAGAAACCGTTACCGCTGCCAATGGGGCCGCTGTTATCAATGCTAAAGAATCGGGTGTTCCAATGCGTAAGACATGGATGGCTGTTAATGATAAACGTACAAGGCATAGCCACCGAAATGTTGATGATGTAACGGTTGGGTTAGATGATTCGTTTAATGTTAATGGAACTCACATGATGCAACCGGGGGTACGTAAACAGCCGAATGGGCTGGATGTTCCAGCGAAAGAAGTAGTTAATTGCAGGTGTACGGTTGGGTTTGAGGTTATAGAATAAAAAGTAGCATACTACCTCGCCGTCTGCTATGGCCTTAGCCACATTTCCCGGTAGGGCGTGCACCAGCTTCTTATATTCATTTCGTTTCTTTTTTAACCGGCCAATTTGAAACCGGTTTAGTTTCCCGTTCTAATTTTTCTTTAGCAGCAAGCTCAAAGAATTTCCCAATTTTCCCCCCAACTTTTTGCGTATGCTCATCAACTAACTGATGAACCAAAGGGTTTACTTTTATAGATTTTTCACTCATTATACG